TCCATAGAATTCTGGAGTGGTGTACGCTCAAACATTTTCAGGCCGTTTGGAACGTCGGTCAAAATAAACCATGCGTTTGTATCGGTCAAGAAGTGGTTAACAGCGTAGCCTTCTGGGATTGTGCCATTGTTTTTCAATGCATTGATATCGTTGTTGTTTGTACCAACACGGAGGTTAGTTTCCAACAGACGAGTAGCAACGAACATCAAAGCAGGTGGGATCACCAGTTTGCGTGGCTTAGCAGCGATCAAGAGACCGCGCTCATCAGTCCAGGCAGCGATTTGAATTGTTGCGGCTTCCAAAGAAGTCTCGTTCAAATCAACAGGGGTAGCAGCAGTATTGCTGTTTGTACCACCGTTTACCAATGGATGAGCTGTAGAGAACAATGCAACGCCATCGCCACCGAGGTAGCTAGATGAGAAACCGTTATTCAATACAGAAGCACCTTTAACTTGCTTGGTGTAAGACATAGCGCGAGCCAATGCTTTGGTGTAACGAGCAGACAATGAGTCATACAAGTTATCTTCAATCGCTTCTTCAGTGATTGAGAAACCCAAAGCGATAGTTTCGTGTGAGTAGCGAGCTGTAAAAGCTTCTTGTGCATTATCGTAAGAAATTGCACCGCCTTCGTTCTTGACTGGAGCAGCCGAGAAACCAGACAGTTTTGTCTCTTCTTCAAATGAACGCTCAGAGGCTTCGATGTCATAAATTTCTTTATGCTCTTCGCCATAGCGCTTGTACTCTAAACCGAACAACGCGTTTAGTCCTGGGAGTAACTCTTTTAAGAGCTGTGAACGTGAAATAGCCATGTTATAGCTCCTTTATTAGTTAGCTGTACCAGCGGATTGATAGTACTGATGTACGCCAAAGTTTAACTTGACGATCAAATCAGTGTATGCATCACCGGGGTTAGAAGGGAAATTGCCGCCGAATGTAGAGCTGGAGTTAACCAAGTCAACAATCTTAACAGCAAGAGCGGAGGTGTTAGCAACAGTCAACACGCCTGAACTCAAAGAGCCAGTTACGTTGATTACTGAATCACCAGATGTTGTGTTACCAGTTGCAGAGCTTGTACCACCAGTAAAGTTGCCTAAAGCAGCAGTTTTACCAATAGAGGTATAAGTTACAGAACCAGCAGCTTGTACTTGATACAACTGATCTGGGTCTTCGATTACACGGATAAATACGTTTGTATAGCCTGCAGTGATCGCGTTAGCTGGCAAATACTGAGCGTACAAAGGGTAGCCTAGTTGTTGACCTGCTAATTGATAACGTACGCCTACGCAAACGCCAGCAATACCAGTAGAACTGGTTGTTGGGGTTGAAGAAACAACAATAGGCATACCAGGTAAATTGCTGGTTGTGCCAAGTTGCACTAAGTCACCAGTAAAAATTGGTGCTGTGTTGTTATAGGTCAACTGATACTCGCGGATTGTGCCGCCAGTAAAGGATTGACCACCGATCAGGCTGATCGGCTTTAGTCCATAAGGACTGGATACTGTAGCCATTTAAAGCCTCCTAAAAAGTTAATTAACGTGAACCACTCCCGAAGCCACCACCTTTACTTACTGTGCTTTTACGCTCACTATACAAAGGCATACGTGCATCGTTATTACGCATGAAATGGTTATCAACCGAATCCATCTGATTTTGTGCTTGCGACTCGTAGTACTCTTTTTGTGCTGCGAGGTGCTCTGTTAAGATCTTACACAAGATCAAACCACCGATTTCAACGTTTCCATTTGCATCACCCACAATCATAAGTTCGGGGTGATCCTCAGCTTTAACCGGTACCCAACCATCACGAAACTTTTGGGATACGTTAGTTGGTACCGCTTGTCCTAATACCTCTTTAGCAACCCATCTGAAGCTATAACCAGATTCTGGAGTAGGATCAGGCAGAGTAGCCGCTGGGCGGTAGATTGGACGGGTTGAAGCTGTTTCGCGATTCTCGCCATCGCGCGTTTTACGAGTATTAGCCATTACGGGCCTCCTGTTTTAAAAATTCCTTAGCATACAATTCACGTGAAATACCTAACTTATCAGCCAGTGCTGCTTGGGTGGATGTAAGTCGGATAGTTTTTTTTGCCCCCGTTGAACGGGTAGCAGAAGCCACGACTGTTGCCGGCTTTTTACTAGGTTCACCGGTTCTACGGCTAGCTGGCTCGTCATCCTGAAGTAAATCAGGGAACACAGACTTTAAGCGAGAATTAATTTTCTCGAAATATTCTTCACTACGCGGGTCGTAACCCGTGGCCACCAACTTCTGATGCAAGCCTAATGCAAAGGCTGTCATCTCTTCGTACCCCGGCGATCCGAACCACTGGTTTTTTGCCTGCCAGCGCAGAGTTTTTTCGTCGGGCTTGGGTACATCTGGAGCCGTATGTTGTATTTGTACATCATTTTCTTGAGTTTGTAAAGTACTTGGACGGAAATTTTTTGCAGCTTCAATTTTCATCTTCGCTTCAGTCAACGCTTCTTGGGCGGCAAGCAATGCCTCGGAGTCGTAGTCTTCAGACGCTTTCTTAAACTTATCACGTGCATTATTAAGCTCAGCCTCGGCTTTTTCGCGCATCATCTCTTGGTAGGAAGTCTCACCAGTCTGAACGTACTGCTTCAGTTTCTTGTTCTCTTCCATAGCATGTTGAGCTAGACGAATTGCTTCTTCTTTCTCACGTTCGGCCTTTTCTTTGGCTCTACGCTCGTCATGACGGGCATGCGTTAGCTCTTTAATGCGCGATTGAACACCTTTTGTATAGCCCTCAATCTCTTCATCCGAGGGATCTTCTACATCACGGTTTAGGGGCTGCGCCTTTCGATCTTGTTCAGGAGTATCGTCTTCAACAACAATATCCGCCTCAACAACATCGCCTTCAGCAGTTACATCTAACTCGACTTCTGGCTTTTCATCAAAGCTTCCGTCTTCGTCTGGGAATTTGTAAACCATAATTGCTCCTTTAAGCGCGGGTAATTCCGCGTGGGTCCTCGACTACTGCTTCTACTTGGTCGTCATAAATAACACGAAATTCTTTTCCATAAATCATGATCCTAGTACCTGTATAAGGGCGGGTAATAACAAAATCACCCTCTTTACACCAAGCACCTGTTGGAAATTTAGCTTCATCTTTATAGGCTAGATCGCCTAGCTTCAAAACAAATAAAACTGGGGAAGTTAGCTCCTCAATCTTCTTAGTCTCATCAGCCTTAACAATGCCGCTATCGTATTGGTCTGTGGCTGTAACCAGCGAACACAGCATTCTCCAACCACGTGGTTCAGGTAGCTGGCGGGCCATTTGCACCTGGATTTCTTCGGGTGTTGGCTCAGCTACTTCATTTACTTCTACGTCTACTGCGTCAAGCGAATGCATACTGCCATCCGGTAATACAAACCCTTGTGGGGGCAAAGCGATGGTTTCACTCATCGTTGTCTTCTTTCATATTGTCAGCGAGGTCGAATAAATGGCGCTCTGCAAATGCTAGGCCTCGAATTACACCGCAGAGCTCTTTGTACTGCTCAAAACTTGTGCACTGCCCGTTTGCCAAATCGTCAGTGTAGTTATTCATATCTGTGCGCAACTTGTCACGCATTGCGGCTACGAAATCAGCCGTTAGTAGATCCATCATTTGGTTTTACTCTCCTTAGGTGTTTGTTGCTGTTGGTTTAGGGTTACTGCTGTATTAAGCCTGTGCTCTTTATCTTGCTGAGCTAGTTGGGCTAATTGCAAGGCCCCGCTAGTCAATGTCTGGCGTTTAGTAGCTTGGTGTTGCTGCTGATTATTGATAAAGGTTGTGGCGGTATCGACCCCAGCCTGTACTTTCTTGGACTGAAGCTCCTGCGCTTTAAGTGCGAGCTCTTGTTGTTTAAACTGTGCATCGGTTTGGTCTTTAGCCTTCTTACGCTCCAGCTCGCCCTGCTTAACTTGCTGGTCAATTAACTCAGCTTGCATTACAGGATCTTTTGCATTTTGCTGGGCTTGCTGTTGAGCAGCCATAGCTTGAGATTGAGCCAGTACTTGCGGAGCTGCTTGGGCAATCAAACGAGACAATTCAACTTCCAAATCTGGTGAAAGCTCTTCTTTTGGTGAAGGGAGTGATGCGCCCATAGCCTCTTCGATCTTCTGACGGTATGCATACCCAACGTGTTCTGCTATATGAGCCTGCATTGCACCCATAATTGCTTGTGCCTGTGGGTTTTGCCCAACAAGTTGTTGAACGATTGGGTCTTGCATAGCCATCTGGTGTACCTGAATATGGGCCTGGTGATCCTGGAACATAAACGCTTTCATTGGTTTGCCTTTTAGAGCAGCCATGTTTTCTGTTACTGGATCTTTCGGTTTCTGGTCATCATCAAGCGGAACTAACTTATCGGCGTTCTTAATGCCAAGCACGTCTAGCATCTGGCGATGTAGTTCTGGCAAGTTGTAAATCTGTGGAGCTGTCTGGGCTAATTGAATAACCGCCTGGTACTGGACAACACGCTGAGATAGCGTAGCCGCGTTTGGATCTGATACTGGTAGGATGTCTACGTGTTTGTAGTCAGATTTTTTAACCTGCATGTCGCCATGTTCTGGCTCGTAGGTGTACTCATCATCTGTGTAGTCCCGAATAATACCGGCAATTAGCTTTAATTCCTGACGTAGTGCGTAATGCACACGCGCCTGAACAGCAGACATAACCTTAAGGGTTCGCTCCAAGATCGCCAAAGTTGTACCGACAGGGGCATTAGCCGACATGTCAGATACCTGCATATCCGAAGTAGCTGCAAAACGGCGGCCTTCCTCAATGATTTTGTCCATTAAACCAGCTAAAACTGCAGATGGCTCTTTGTATGGAAGCGGTAGGATATTGTCGCGAATAGTTCCTGAACCAACATCTACGTCACGGAATTCGCCTGGAGCAATCGGAGTGTCGTCACCTTTAATGCGAAGACCGCGGGATTTTAAACCACCCGGCAGATTCGATAAGGTTCCGGCATCGACAAGCTGTCGCAAGATGGAAGTGGCTGATTTAGCAAAACCGCCAACAAGATGGAAAAGGCCGAAACCGTAAGCGCCATAACCAGGAATATATTGGTAGTGGACAAAGTGCTGGCGTTTAAGACGCAGCGGATCTTCTTCTTTCCAGTTTCTACGAACCGCCAAAACCTGATTCGTGCCGCGTACCATTGTAACCACATACGGGAGAGCAATTCCTGTTTCTTCACCACTATCGTCCTTATCTTCAAAACCAGGTAAATCTAAATCAGCATGTACTTCGTACAGCTCAAAGCGATCATCATAGCTAGCAGTAAAGCCAGTTTCTTTATCTTTCTTTTCTTGAATCTCAGTACGGAACTTTTGTGGTTCCCCAAGTTCAACATCAGTATAAAAATTAGCGCGCTGGAGTTTGATCAAATCTTGTTTAGTCTTGCGCATACGGTGTGTAACGCGGTGGCAAGAAGCAATTTCGCTAGCCCCATAAGGCAGAATAATATCTTCTGCTGGAATAAACATCGAAACCTGGCGATCAATAGACGGATCAAAGTACACCTTCTTAAACGCAGAACCAGCGGATGGCAGATTCCACAGCATACGCTCGTGCTCATTCCTGAACTCAGGCATCTTTTCTGTAAGCTGGTAATTCATGTCAGCTTCGACACGCTGCGCCGCTTCCATCTTTTCGCGGGTCTCTTTACCGATAATCTGTGTACGGACTGGCCCCTTAGCAGGGAAAGTCTCCATAATTGTTTCTGATTGGAAACGAACTACGGCTTCTGTAATCATTGGGTGGAATACACCACAAGCGCCATCCCAAGGTTCTACGCGTTCTTCAAACTTCAGACCAAGCAATGTAATACCGTCTTTGTACATCTGCTCCCAGTCTTTGCGGGAAGCCAAATCGTTTTCGATGTCAGAGGCCAGATCACCGGCAATCGTTTCAAGGGCGCCAGCATCAAGTTCTTCGGCTAAGTTCATATTGAACTCTTCGCTACCGTCAACTTCGTCCATTTTTTCGATATCTAGCTCAAAGCCATCGCCGTTAATATGAACCGCTTCTGGGTCTTCAATTTCAATCTCAATGTCTGGCTCGTTTTGAGTCAGTTGCTCTAGGCCTTTCGGCGCTTGGTATAAACCTTTATCTACTGGCATGTTATGTCTTCCTTAATTACATTATTGTTTCGCGCTGGTGGTAAAGACGACATACATTTTGCCTGCATATCTTTATCCGTAAGCCCAAATTCTTTTAAGCACTCGTGTACGCGCTCAACAGGTTCAGCTACATACATAAAATTACAAGTTTGCTCGATTTTAACCTGACGCCAGATAGCGCGGGACATTTTTTTAACTTTCCACCACCGCTTTATGAATTTAAACATTAGTAGTATGCCGCCTTCCGTCTGTACTTGTACTGCAAATCATCTTTCTCGTCGGTGTCCAAACTAATGAACCCACCTTGACGGTAGCGCAATAGCGCTTGGGTTGTCGTATCCACAAAGTCGTCGTGCTCGCCAACTGGGAACGATGCCAATTCTTCTATTACATCCCGGGCCCACCGCCTATCGGGCGCCCAAACCTTCCCGCTAGTAAAAAGATCAGCTACGGCATTCAAGCGAACCATCTTATCATTTCCACGGGAAGGGTTGGTCTCCTGCACTGGTATCCCCATCATCCTAAGTTCCTGGATCAATGGGGCACCTGAAGCTTTTTTCTCCACAATAAACGCATCGGGCTTCCATTCCTTGTAGTGCTTTAATGCTACTTGTTTAAGTTCTGGAAATGCCATTCGGTCTTTAAAGGCGTCGAGTAAGATTAAATTGGGTGAGTTCCCATCCTCCTCGTTATACCAAACCCCCCACGTTGTACATGCGGAGTAGTCAGATGTTGTCTTAGTTTCAAACGCCGTATCCCAGCTTTGAATAATATACTCTACAGTAGGCGGGTCATCTTTTTCCCATATCATCCAGTCTTTTCTTCCAACAACAGCGCTCATATCGCTAGTCGGGTTCTGCATATACTGGGCATTCCAATAACGAGGATCTAGTACTGCCTTTGTAGCTTTCAGTGTTTCGAGGGGCCATTGTTCTGGCCAAAGGGATTTTTCTGCGTCTGTATCTTCGTTAAGGATAGCGGGCAGCTCTACAATCTCCCACGGAGTCGTGTGCGGGTTTTTTATGTTGTAGTCAATGATCCGCCCAGTTAAATCAAGCAAACTCCAGCGCGTCATAATTACTATGATCGCACCCCCCGGCATTAAACGTTGTAGTGGACCGGTTTGAAACCAAGACCAGGCGTTATCAAACGCTAGCCTTGAATTTGCTTTCATGTCCTGTTCAGAATGAGGGTCATCAATAACAAACAAGTCAGCGCCTCGTCCTGCCAAGGCACCCCCGACACCAGCAGCATAATACTGCCCGCCAGCAGATGTGCTCCACTTACCCGCAGCCTTTTGGTCGTCGGCAACGACTGTGTTGGGGAAAACGCTTTTGTAATCATCTGAGTCAATTAAGTTCCTCACTCTCCGTCCAAAGTCTTCCGAGAGCCCCGCGGTATGCGTGGCCATAATGATTTTCTTCTCGGGGTATTGACCTAGAAAGTATGCCGGAAACAGGTAGGACGAAAACTCGGACTTGCCCATACGTGGTGCAATATTAATAATTACGCGCTTTTTTCGACCCTCGACTACATCCTGGAAGATTTTAGCTAGTTTGCGGTGCTGCGGACCGACTTTGAAACCCGGATAGACCGCTTTAGCAAACTCTAATGGCTTATTTTGCGCACCATGCAAGTGCACACGGTGTTCTTGCTCTTCTAAATCTGCAAGGAACAGCATTTTTTCCTCAACACTCATGTCTTTTAGCGCTAATTGCGCGGC